AATCCCGTTTTCCTCTGCCAGCACTTTTAAATGCTCCAGATCCTGCTCCTCCAAAAGTCCTTTTGCACATGCATTTAATTCTTCTACGGAATCAAAATTCCCAAATACATCAAACATGCTGTTTTTCCTCCAGTAATCCCTCTAATTTTTCCACGTAATCGTGATGTTTACTAAATCTGACAGCTATTTCATGCCGCTCTGACAACGTCTGATACTGCTGCCACAATTCCTGGTTCTTCACCTCTTCCCCGGACGGTTTTCTCCATTCCGCCCGCTTCCACTGCTCCGGCTTCCCGTTTTCGATCATGTTCTTGATAAAAATACAGTCCGTATACAGGGTCGCATTGCACGGCGCATTTAGTATTTTCAAGGATTTCACAATTCCAAGCAGCACCAGGCGATAATAGGTCGTCTCCTGTTCTTCCCCGCAAATTCCTTTGACCGCCGGTCCTTTGCTTGTCTGACATTCCATTGCGGCCGCCCATCTTCCATCTTTGATACATGGACCTGTCAGACTTGTCCTTATGTAAATATTTACCTCTTTCATATCAAATTCTCCTGTTCAAACGGATCAGGATGTATCTTCGGTATTTATATCCTGTTACCGGATTGATTCCCTCATGGTACGTCTCTTTATCTAGGTAGTATCCTTTTGGTGGCTTCGGCTCATCTTTCCATGTTTTCCTTTTGTAAATCTTCACTTCTGCCACCGGAATCTTTAAATTCCTGCTACAGGAGTACCGGCTCTCTTTCAGCTTGTTTTCTTCATCCGGCGTTTTACTTAAATACTCAGCCAGTTTCCGCAAGCCTCCCTCGTCATACAACAGATCGATGTGGACGCCTCCCTTTTCCCATGCTCTGCGCATGATCAGATCTGCATCCGGAATCCGGTTGATGACCAGATGGTGATGGACCCCTCCCCGACTTCCAATCTCGGTATGCAGCATCCATTTCAACTCCACTTCCTGTTTTTTGTATTGTGTGCGTACTTTCTGAATCCACTTTCGGATGTCTTTGGCCGCTTCTTTCATGTCCTGTGGCCGGTTCTCCAATTTATAAGTTAATGTCACCCAGTAGTCATTCTCCCGGAAATTCAGCTTCATCTTTCTCCAGCACTGCCGTTCTTTATTCCACTGATTCGTCTTCCTGATCTGCTCCGGTGTGGCTTTCTTCTTTTTCATTCTCGGCATTCCCGGAGCACCATATCTCCCGTTGTGATACTCCATCACTTCTCTGATGTCTCCCAGGTCATAACTCTTTTGTTTATACATCCTGTTTTGCTCCTAAGTTTAATATACTTATCAAGTGAAAAACGGGAGCTTTTCGCTCTCATTTTCTTTGACATTTTGCCAATACAGGTGTACAATATAAATGTGTTTTTATTTTGTTTGTATTGGCAAAATATCCGGTGCATCTGTTTGCGGCAGGTGCACTAATTTTTTACGCTTTTTTCTATGTACCTGCAGCTAAGTTCCAATCCTGCTGTCATGATGATCATCCCTATCCATAAGGATCCGGTTCCCATCAGCATGACCGCACAAATTCCGAATGCTGCTTCCAGGATCCGCAGCAATTCCTCTGCATACCGAAGCTGTCTTCTCTTCCGGAAACTCATACGATGATGTACTCTCCCCCGATTTCTTCTGCTACCTGTTTCGCTTCCTGGTACGTCCCATACTCGCTCCGGATCTTTCCGGATTGCCAGCGAATGATCCATATCTGTTTCCTCTCCTTCTCTTCATTCAAATCCAAGTTCTTTGATCCTTTCTTCGATTAGCTTCAACTCTGCAACAGCTCCTTCCTCTTCCGGAAACTGCCGCAGTTCCTCTCTTCTGCTGACAAGCCTGCTGTACTCAATGACTTGTCCTGCCGTCATGTTCAAGATTCTCTGGTCCATTGGTCGCTCCTTTGATTTTTACTGATTTTCTTCCTTGATACTCCAACTCCCTGCAGTAATTGTTTAAGCAGGCAATCGCATGCTGTTTCTGCTGTTCCGAGTAGCCATTTACTCTTTCGGTCAAGCTTAGTTCCTTTATAAACTTATCGATTCGCTGTATGGTTAATCTTTTGTTTTTCATATGTTTGTCCACCTTCCCCCGCCTTCAGGCGGTTTTCTCTTTTCGTAATAATGCTTCCTGGATGATCCTGCTGCATCCATCTATCAGGCTTTTCACCTCTTCCTCTGTTCGTTCTGCATAACAGTCATCGTGTACCCGGATTGTTGCATTTTTTACTTTTACTGTTTCTACGATCAAAATCATCACCTCGCTATTATGTATGCAGGTTGATTGTCCAAGGTATGTTGTCCATTACCTTTATTTCCGAGTTGTTCCGAATCTATCAGCCAGCATATTTACAACATCTCTGACAAAATTTAAGTTCATTTTAAACACTCTATCCGCTTCATCTCGCATAATATTCAAAGATTCCCTTGCGATAATAAGGCTTGTTGCAATTGATGCTATGATTGAGCAGATAACGCTTGCTATTACAATTTCCATCTTTTCTCCTCTCTATGTTTAATCGCCATCGTAACCTCCGTGGCTGGATTGCTTTCTTTTGGTTTATCTCCTATACTGTTAATACAGGCATCTGCCAATGCCAAGTATTGTGAAAGGAGAAAAAACAAAATGGCTAAAATGAAACTGCAAAAAATTGCAGATCTATCTTTAAAAAACATGATTATTACCTATCATGATACTAATCGCACTAGATTTGATATGGATTTCTTCACAACCTTATTTACAGAAGAAACTCAAGATCATATTACAAACGCTCTGCAAGTTTTAGAGAGTGATGGTTTAGTTGATGTTTTCATAGCAGACACAATAGCTTATATGACCACGCTCCATCCAAGTGCAATTAGAGATTTTGAAGAAGATACCCTGTTGAAAAAGGGATACAAATGCATTAAAGAAATCAGGTCTTTAATTTGATACAATCCAATCATCAGCCATTAAGTCATCCGCTGTTGGACTCCACATCTTACAGTGGTTGACTTCTTTTCCATTTTTATCAAATGTATAGGCAATACAGGATTCACTACTATTTGTCGGTCTAATCTTCAACTCTCTGTATGCTGTCTTGTTTTCGAATAATTCTCTTTCTATGTATTTTCTTTCTTCTAATGCCTGTTTCACTGCTTCCTGTATGTTCATCTTCCTCGCCTCGCTTCCTACTCCAAAAAATAATCCACTGATACACCGAAGTAATCAGCTACCTTTTTCAGCTTATCCACACTTGGAGACGATTCTCCCCACTTCTTAATTGTTCCGTTTCCAAAGCCCAGAGTTTTCTCAAGACAACTGATTGAGATGTTGTTCTTCTCTGCCAGCTTTAAAATTTTTTTAAGTATCATAATTCCCTCCTTTTGTTTTCCATCTTGTAGACAACTGCATATATATATCTGTTACAATAACCTTGTTACACTTAGATAATTTTCTAAAGGTCATAAATGGCTGGAAAGGAGTTGCCGAGGAGTAACAATCTTAAGGATACCTCCGCAAAAGGAGGTGAGACTTAAGGGAATTAATCCAAATAATTCTAGAATGTATTGTGTGCATTTTTGAAATTGTTAGATTTCTAGAAGACCACGATATGTAATAGTCTCTCCCCGTGATTATCATCCAACGATAGTTACGGGGAATCCTTTTTTCCGTACATACATGCAGTTGTCTACAAGATGGAAATCTTTACCTTCACATCTGTTGTCTTTTACCCTTTTGTCTCCTATACTGTTAATACAGGCATCTGCCAATGCCGAGTATTATGAAAGGAGATAACGTAAATGGATCATATTTCTGACATCTCTCAATTACGAGAATTATTAAACGAATCCAGCCGAGAAATTCAGGAAAACATAAGTTCTTCCACTATTGATTTTGGTACAAAATCCCTTCTTGATTCTATTGCTCAACAAAATCATTATGTTCTGTCTGGAATTATCGAGTATCTTGAGAACAAGTAATTTTTTCTTCTTCATCGCACTCTTCCACAACTACTTTTATCTGTGTAGGAGTGCGATAAAGAATATCTCTTGCTTGATCTATAAGCCTTTCTGCTTTTTCTAAATTATTTAATACTTCATTTTTCCCTTCCACTTTAATGCGCATGCTCTTTACCACACTTTCTTTCATTTTGTTCCTCCTCTGCAAAATCCATCTGGTTCACTCCAAGAAATTTACATATAATAATTGCTTCATCAAACGATAGCAGACGAGCTCTTTTTTTATTTGCAAGGCTGTCATACAACGCCATGTACGGAATGCCAGTTTCTCTTGACATTGCCGAAAGATTGACCGAGTTCTCTTGCACATGCCTTGCTAAATTCTTTGTAGCTCCCATCTTCCTCACCTCGCTTTCGTGTTGTTTTCCTATTCCTACTCCAAGAAATACTCAACACTTACACCGAAGTAATCTGCTAGGATTTTTAGTTTTTCTGCTTTAGGTTTACTCCTACCTCTTTTCCAATCGGATAATACCGATTGAGCAATCCCTGTATCTTTTGATACTTGATACGCTGTTTTGTCAGTTTTATACAATAGTTTTGAGAATTTTTCGTACATTTTCACACCACCTTTCATGACTTGGTTTATTGCATTTACTACGGAAATGTGATATACTTCGATTGTCAAGCAAAATAATACATATTTTCGTAGCATCTCCAAGTACTTCGTAAATACTTGGTATGCTCATACTATACTACGTAATGGCGGAGTAGTCAACATGTAATCCGCTTTTTATTAGTATTTGTCTTGAATTTGTGAAAGGTGGACAAAAAAATGTATGAGATTTTTAGTAAATTACTACAAACTTACGGAGTAACACCGTATAAAGTTAGTAAAGAAACAGGAGTATCGCAATCAACACTAAGTGACTGGAAACTTGGAAAAATTACACCAAAATCAGACACCATGAAAAAAATCGCAGACTATTTTGGAGTGACTGTCGATTATCTTATGACTGGTAATGAAAAACCAGATATTGATCCAGTACTTAAGCCTCGTGACGAAAAAGATATTAAGGACATACTTGCCAACACAGAGCAACTGCTCAAGCAGGATGGACTCATGTTTAATGGGGACCCGGCATCTCCAGAAGCTATTGACTCTATACTGTCGGCGATGAAAATAGGCATGGAAATAGCAAAGAAGAAAAACAAAGAAAAGTACACACCTAAAAAGTATAAAAAGGATTGATACTTATGGACATTAAAGAACGAGTAAATCAAATCGTTCGAAAGTACGGCACAAGAAATCCCCTTGAGATTGTAAAAGCAATGGATATAATCCTTGTGCGACATCCATTAGAAGGTGTTCGAGGATTTTACCATTATTTTCAAAGGAATCACATTATATATGTGGATGAACGATTGCCAGAAAATGAACTATTATTTGTGATTGCTCATGAACTTGGCCATTTGTTCTTACATAAAGATAGTAACGCTATATTCATGGATACGAGAACAAATTTTGTTACAAACAAATTTGAAACGGAAGCTGACCGTTTCGCTTTAAATCTACTTATTCAAGATTCTGATATCGAAGACCATCTGGATTTTACTACAGATCAATTTTCCAGATTGTTCGGATATCATAAGAAGATGATTGAATTGAGGATGAAAGATTTTAAATGATATAAACGTTATAGCGTTTATATAAAAGTTATGTGGTGTTAAGGTACAGGAGAAAAGAGGAACTAATGAAAAATTTATCCGAATTAGAAGATTACAGATGTTTTACCACCCCAGCTGAACTACATAAAGCTATCAACACCTTAAAAGGTATCGTTGCAGGAATTACGACAGATTATCAAATAAGTGAAGATGAGGTAAATGAATTAAGTCACTGGTGTATGTCTCATCAGCATTTAGTGAATCGCCATCCATTTAGCGAACTTATTCCTATGATTGAAGAAGCATATGAAGATGGAGTTGTAACCTCTTCGGAGGCGAATGATATTGTTTGGTTGTGTAATAATTTCGTATCCGATTCCGATTATTATGACTTCCTTACTTCGTCTCTTCAGTTTTTACAAGGACTTATCCACGGAATCTTGGCTGATGGCGAAATCACAAATGAAGAAATTTCTACATTAAACAAATGGATTTCTGCAAACGAGTATCTTTCCGGTTGCTACCCATTTGATGAAATAGAAAGTCTTTTGCTCACAATTCTTGCGGACGGGAAGATTGCAGACGAAGAGCGGAATATCCTTAAGGCCTATTTGAGTAATTTCATTGATCTTACAACTTCCTATAACTTGAATCAGCCTGAATTAGATGCTTTAAAAGAGAAATATAGCATTCAAGGAATTTGCGCTGTATGTCAAGAAATAGAATTTAAAGATAATCTGTTTTGCTTTACAGGACAATCCACAAGAGCCAAAAGAAATGATATTGCAGAACTTGTCGAATCTCTCGGTGGCAAATTCAACAATAACATTACAAAGAAAACTCGGTATCTTATTGTTGGAAATGACGGAAATCCTTGCTGGGCTTTTTCATGCTACGGTCGTAAAATCGAGGATGCTATAGCTAAAAGAAAGGATGGGCAACAGCTCACTATCGTTAATGAGGTCGATTTTTGGGATATAATAGATGATTTATTATAGAGGCTAAGTATCCGATCATATTTTAATAATTTAATTAATGACTCGTGGTGTATGTACTGCTGTAGATAACTATGTTATTTATTTTATTCCTAATTTAGCAGTTATGGAAATGATATAATCGCTGCGGCGTTTACACATAAAGAAAAGAGGTGAGATAAATCATGAATAATAAGATATTCCCGATTGCTTCTTACAATGAAAAATTTAATGAATATCTTCCTGTACAATTTAAACAAGATTTAATATACCAGTCATTCGGTTTGGAAAAACATATAGAAAAGAGGCACCCTGAGTGCTTGCCATATCTTCGATTTATCTCATCTATCATATCGGATCCTGATTACATAGGTGTTAATCCAAATGAATCTGGAGATAGCTTTGAACTCGTCAAGATATTTAGTGAAAATGTGCAAATTGGCATCAAATTAGATGTGAAAGAAAACTATCTATATGTTGCTACTCTGCACACAATCACAGACGGCAAACTAAGACATGGGATAAATAACGGACGTTTAAAAAAATTTGACAAATAGAATATTTTGCCCTATAATGGGAATACAATAGATTGAACCGCAAAGGTCGGAAAGGCTCCCGACACACTCGCAAGAGTACCTGAGATGCTGGATACGCCGCCCAGCTTGTGATTCAGTTTAAAGTTCGAGGGTGTTTCCATTTTGGAAGCACCTTTTTGTTTTCTTAAAAACGCAAAATATGTTTACTGATTTGTTATGAATCATTATCCAAGGATAGAACAGGCAGCTATCACGCCCTAGTGGTCTTAAAGAGATACCGGAGTGTCACCCGGTTGGGTAATGTTTAATTTCAAAATAAAAACCGCCCCTGCGCCAACAGAGACGGTCTACATATCCGAAGATATGCAATCTGAAGCCAAGAATATTGTATCATCTTCGGAGCAGTCGCGCAAGCGGAACGTAAGTTCGCACGTTGACTGTTATTTTTGTACCTTTTTTTCAATACAATTACATAGGAGTGTGATACAATGTCTTATTTTATCTACGCACGAAAGTCAAGAAAAGACGCCGAACTGGAAGCGCTAGGGATTGATGTTCTGGAACGCCACATTACTACCCTGTTAGAGCTGGCGAAGACACTCTCTCTTCCGATCGGTGCAATTTACAGAGAAGTTGTGTCTGGAGACAGTATTGATACCCGTCCAGTCATGACGCAAGTCCTATCCGAGGTAGAAGCCTGTATGTGGGATGGTGCCCTCGTAATGGACGTAGATCGTCTGGCCAGAGGTGATACGATCGATCAGGGACGTGTGCAGCGTGCATTTTTTTATTCCAACACCCGGATTGTAACACCAAGTAAAACCTACGATCCTGCAAATGAGTATGACAATGAATACTTTGAGTTCAGTTTATTTATGAGCCGCCGGGAGTACGCCACGATCAAGCGCCGGATGCAGCGCGGCAGGGAGCGTTCCAGTTCTGATGGTTATTATGTTGGCAATGTTGCCCCTTATGGATGGGAGCGTGTCATTGCACCGGATGGAAAACACTATTCTCTTACTCCCAGCCAAACAGAGGCGCCGGTTCTTGATCTAATGTATGATCTGTGTGGAAATAAACAGTATGGATATCAGAAAGCCTGCACTTACATGACCAACATGGGGATTCTTGCAAGGAGTGGAAAGCCATTCTCCCCCTCCACCCTCAAGGGTATTATCTCAAATCCGGCCAACATCGGAAAAGTCCGCTGGGGATATCGCAAAACGGTCAGAGCCGTAAAGGATGGTCGTGTGGTAAAATCCCGACCAAACGCCACGGATTACATTCTCGCTGATGCAGCATGGGCGCCACGCATCAGCACAGACCTATTCAAACGTGCGAATCAGCCAAAAGGCTGTTTTTCCTCTCCGGTCAGAAATGACAGACCGATTCAGAATCTATTTGCCGGTTTGGTTCGCTGCTCTCAATGTGGCCGACTTATGGTCCGCAAAAAAGCGCAGACAAAAACGCCTTATGATGTGCTGATCTGCCAGTATACCGAATGTTCCACCGTCGGGATCCGAATCGATGAACTGGAAGAGGCTCTGCTTGAATGGCTGAAAGACTACATCGTTAAGTATGAATTTACCGACACTCATGAGGAAGACGCTGCTGCCATTGCTGCAAAAGAAATGATCGTCACGAATTTTGAAACAGAGCATCAGACTCTTTTAAAACAGCGAGAATCCTTATTCGATTTTTTAGAGCAGGGAATTTACACGAAAGAAATTTTCCTTGAACGGTCCAATGCTCTGGAACAACGGATCAGAGACTGCATGAACAATATCACTGCTGCCCAGGAAGATTTACATACTACGATTGCGAGGCAGGCAAATCGAAAGAATTTTGTCCCGAAGTGCAAGAACTTGTTAAGCGAATGGAACTCCCTGACTATCCCGGAAAAGAACAGCGCTTTAAGGAAACTGATCGACCGGATTGTACTGACCAAAACAAAACGGAATAAAAAGAACCAGAAAAACTCTGAATTTATGATTGATGTGTACCCGAAAGTACCGAAATAA